GTACCCGTAAACTCCATCAAAAGATAAATCTAAACCAACTAAATCTTTAGAACCAAAACCACCTTCTAGTAATTGATCTAATTTATTTAAATTAAATAAACCATCGGCATCAGTTAAACGTATTGCTAAATAAGATTTAGTAGCATCAGCTATTTCTGTTTTTAATTCAGCATTATCCGCAATTAAATCTTCAATAAATTTAATATCATCAATAAGTTCACCACTAGCTTTTTGATCAGGTCCCGCTCCTAAAATTCTAGTAACAATATTTATGGGTTCACCCGTACCAAACCTTTGTTCAGCTAAACGTAAACCACGTTCTAATTTTTCTATAGGTTGTATAACTTGTTTTTGTATATTAGCCGCACTAAACTCACTTATATCTTTACCGAACAATTCTCTTAAAGTGCCTTTATTAGTTTGTAAAAAAGTTTTGTAATTTGCCGCTAAATTACCTGCGGTATCGTCAGCTAAATCTAAAAAATTTGTCCTAATATAATCTAACGTTCGTTTTTGTAAATTAGCTAATTGTCCTTGATTACCTGACTTTTTAAAAAATTCTACTAAACTTTTTACTCTACTATTACTGTCTGCGTTTTTTGTATTAGTAGAAAAAATATAATTAACTACAGATTCTGGTTGTTGTCTACTTAAATTTACAATAATTTCTTGATTAGCTAATTCTGTACCTGTTTTTTGTGCTTGAAAAATATTTTGTATTTCGTCTGCTTGTCTTACTCCTATTTTTCTTTTCATAAAGTTATAAATTTCTCCTTCAATAGCGTCTTGTAAATTTTTAGTCGCTTGGAAAACTCGTTGATCTACCGCTTTTTGTGGATTTAATGTATTCATATAACTATTTAAATCCATTCTTAATTGATTTAATTCAGGTAAAGTAATATCGCCATTGTTATATCTAGTTAAACGGTCTCTAGCTTCTTCAGAAAAAAGTTCATAATAAGTATTTTCAGTTTTTTTACCCCCAGCAGTAAACAATTTACTTTTATTAATATTTTCAAAAGCTGACATTTCTTTTCTAATTTCTCTAGCAGAAATCGTACCGCCTAATTCTGGTATATTAATAGCTTCGTTTACATTATTAGCTAATTGTTCTTTATATTCTCTAGACGCAGCATTAATTTCAGTAGTAAATCGGTTATATAATTTACTACTAGCTTGTTCATCAAAAACTTCGTTTAATAAATTAACACCTTTAGGACTACCTGCTAAGTTTATATTATCTAAAGATTGGGCTAAACGGTTTACAATATCGTTACCTTGTTCAATAAAATCTAATTTATTAGCTTCAAAACGTTGTGTTAAATCTTTACCTATTTCGTTAGCGGTACGGCTATTTTGTAAATTATCAAACAAGCCTGAAAAAAATTTTTGTATTGTTTTTTCATTACCGTTAAATACTTCATTATAGAATTTTGTGTATTTTGGATTACTAGAATTACTTATTAATAATTGTTCTATATCATTTATAAATTGTACTTTTGAACCTTTACCTATAGTAGGGTTATATTTAGGTAAATCTTCGCCGATTTCTAAACTTAATTCTTCAATAGCTTCATCAACATCTAACAAAGTAATTTCTTCTGGTTTACCCGCAACAGTCGTAGCTTTTTCACCTTTTTTACTAGCTCGTACTCGTTCTATCGCTGCTCTAATTTCTTTAATCTCTGCAGCACCTACGTCTTTACCTGCTATTGCTCGATAGATTTTAGGCACACCGTTTAGAAATACGTCAATAGTTTGGTTTCCTCCGTATGCTAATAAACCAATCCAACCTGCTTCCTCTAACATATCAGTAAAGTTCATATCGTGAGCGTTATAACTAGCTCCAACAAAACGTTGTATTAATTGCGTGCCTGCTGCTCCTCCTGCTAATATTAAATTACCTGCAACGCTTTCTCCTATTTTTTTAATAGGACCTGTATTAATATTAGGAAATTGTTTTAAAAAATCATCAAACCTATTCAAACCTTTCATTCCAATAAATATTTCAGCAGCTAAAACGGGACCTTCTTGTAAACCAAACTCTAAAAAATCTATACCGCCAACTAAAGGTGAATCAAACATAACAGGAGCTTTACCCTCTTCGTCATAACGTATACCTAATTCTGGTTTACTGGGGTTTACGTAACTAAATGTTCCAGGAAGTTTATTAGCAAACTCTCCTTTTAATTCAGGGTTTTCTTTTATAGCTAACGTGCTAAGTCCCATATAATTTTTAGCATAATTTAATTGTTTAGGGGTATAGGTTCTAGGACCTCCAAAAGCTAAACCTGATTTAAATTTTATTAAACCATCAAAATCTATTTCTTTAGCAGGATCAATACCATAACTAGCTATCTCTCTTGCATTATTAATACCAAAAGGTTCACTAGGTTTCATATTAATTAAATTTTGTCCTGGACTTAAACTAGGGTTTACGGTAAAAGGATTTAAATTTCTTAAACTAGGACCTTCTTCTAACGCTTGTTCGTATTGTTTTAATCTTGTGGTATAAGCAGGGTGTCGAACAGCCATATCATAATTAATAGGGGGTAAATCATATTTAGGTATTTTTCTATCTCTAATAATTTGAAAATCAGCTAATTGTTTATCGACTATTTCGTCGCCGAGTTGGGTTCTAGCTAATGCTTGTAGTTCGGGGTCAGCTTTTAAAGCTGCAATTTTTAATTCATCGGGAGAAAAAATAGAAGAAAAAGTTAAATTAGGGTTAACTACTAACGCTCGATTACCAACTTCCGTTGCAGTTAAATTTAATCTTTCTTCAAAAGTCATATTAAATATCTTCTACGTTTAGTTGAAAATCTAAAATATTTTCTGGTTGATCTTTTGTTGTTGTCGAACCATCAGTTTTTCTATATCTTGGTCGTTCTATAAAATTTTTATAAACTTCTTCATTTCCATAACGGTCTGCAAAGTTTTTACGCGTATATGTTTCTGTGTTTTGACCGTCTTCGAAATTAAAATAAAATTCAAAAAGATTTAACATTTCGTCAGAATATTTATCTCCTGTTTTAAATCTTGGTAAACGACCAAGTGCTAAAGTCGAAGCTAATCCTGCATCATTTTGTTTTATTGTTGTTTCTGCAAAATCTACTAAATTACTATATAAAACCTCAGCATCTTGCGTAGCTCCAAAACCTATTTGTTGTAAAAAGAACGCTAAATCTTTATCTGATAATGTTCTACCAGTTTGTCCTGCAGTAGCTGCGGCACTATAAGCTAATTGTAATAATAAACTTCTAGTTCTAACATTAGCAAACGCTATATCTCCTAATGCTTCTTTTATAGTACCGTATTGACCCGTTGCTGCCATTGCTCCTGATTCATCAAACTGTTTTATTGCTGCGTCTATTTCATTTTGATTACCGCTTTGTAATGCTTGAACTAATGCTAAAGCATTTTGTCCTGTACCTGTTCTACCGTCTCCTCCTGCAGTATTATTTTTTACATCTTCTGGAGTAGCAAATAAAGCATCGCCTCCTGACATTACATAAATTTGATTAAAATTTGAAGCTACGCTATTAGCCGCATTTGCCATATTAGCTACTAAAGTAACAGGATTTTTATCAGGACTTTTAATACCTTCTTCTAAAAAATCTAATGTTCTATTAGTACTCGTTAAAAATCTTAAAGTATTAGTATCTTGTTCTTGTATTGTTTTATCTAATTCGTCAAATTTTGTTAAACCTTTACCACGTAATTTAGTAAAATCAGGAGTTTCTCCTAACACTTTTACGTCTACAAAATTTGTATTTGGTAAATCTAAAACATTTATGTAATCAGTTTTATCATCATTTAATACAAAATAACCTTTTTTAGGATCAAATTTACCTTGACGAATATCTTGTATACCTAATTTTTGTTTATCTAAATCTATTAAAGTTACTCGTTGATCAGGTTCATCTTTTAATTGTTGTGCTATAAAAGTTTGTCTAGCAGTATCAGTGAGTTTAGCACGGTCGCTTCTAGCTTTATCAAAAGAACTAGCGGTATTAATAAATGCGGCTAATTCTTTATCATTGTCAGTAAGTAATGCAGGTAAGTATTGCGTAGCTAATTCCCCAATACGTTGCCCTGTGGTTTGTTCTCTTCTAGGACCGTAAATTTGTTCAGCTAAATATTCTGCTTGTACTAAATCACTAGCATCTTTATCAGGAACAGGTAGTGGTTCTGTTTTACCAGAAAATAATTTATCAGCTAAAAAACTTAAACCTACTGGTGCAAGATACGCTAACGGATTTATATCGTCTCTCGGCGGAGTAGTAAATGTTCTACCACTAACGTTAGGAAATCTAGGAGTAGTAGGTGCTAAAGTAACAGGTGTAATACCACCTGCTTTATCGCCACCGAACGTTGGAAAAGGACGTAAACCTGCTATACCGTTAGCCATAACTAATAAATGGAGTACCCCGCGTTACCTATATCAAAACCGCCTAAACCAAAAATACCTATTTGAGGAAATGGTCCTAATGGCACAGGCGGCGTTGTTATCGGTGGTTGTATTGGCGGATTTATAGTGGGTAATCCTGCAGAAGGAGCACCTACACTTCCAGGAAGACTCGCTATTCCAGGGAGACCGCCTGTATTAGGAGCGAAAGCTCCTGCTGCTGGTTGTGCTCCGCCAGCATAACCGTAACCACCTGCTAACGGTCCTAACGAAGCGGTTAATGCTCCAACATTTTGTAACGTTTGCATTGGTAAATTGTATTGACCAACAAAGTTTTGGTAAGCTAAATCTAATAATGATTGATCTCTACCTCTACCTAATCCACCAAGAGCCATTTGTTGACTTATATCTTGTTGCTGTAACGCAGGTAATGTGGTAGCTAATCCTTGATATTGTTGTCCTAACGCTCCTAATCCTTGACCTAAACGTTGTCCTAAATTAGCAATACCCGTGCCGCCTTGTAAACCCATACCAAATTCAGCTTGTCCAAGTCTTCCTAATTGTTGCCCTTGTCTTAACGCCGCTTGAGCTTCAGCACTGCCAAATTGTCCCTCTCTAGCCGCTAATTGTCCTTGTAAACCCGCTAATCCTAAACCTCTACGTTGTTGAGCTTCAAACGCTTGTTGAGCAGCATTTCTAGCTCCTTCAAACCCTTGACTACGAATTGCTCCTACTTGTTGAGCAGCACCTCTAGCGGCATCTTCAGCTAATTCTTCTTGGGTTAATCTAGAACGAGAGCCACCAAAAGCTCCTGCTCCTATTGCTTGATCGCGTAACCCAATATCGGCTTTACCGAAACGTTCGCTAATATCGTCTAACGTTTGTTGTACTACTTGTTCTTCAAAAGGGTTATAAAAATTACTAACTTGTCTACTAGGGTCAAACATTCCTGTCGCCCCGTAACCGCTAAGTTCTGCTCTACCTAAACCACCACGAGCAGCAGAAAAATCAGGACCTGCTCCTCTAGTAAATCCTGCCGCTTCTCCTGTTAGCCCACGTCCTGCGGTTAATCCCGCCGTAATACCTTGTCCGCCTATATCAGCAGCACTACGCATAGTCCCTGCAGCCTCAGATAATAAATCAGCTTGCGTACCTAAAAATGGTTTATAACTCCCAATCGCTTGATCGGCTAATTGCATACCTCTCGTTTCTCTAGGGTCAAAATCTGCTACTCGATCACCCGTATAGGTAAACGGGCTAGTGTCGTCTCCGCCTAATTGTCCAAATTGTTGTTTTAAAAATGACTGAGCATACGGAAAAATATCCCGTTGTAAAAAATCGCCTATATAACCCGCAGGGGCTTGGGTTGAATATTCTTGTTCTTCTCTACTAGCCATATTTCCTATTACCTTGTTTATTAAATTTTTCTAACATAGCGATACCTTTCTGATGATTGCCTTTACCCATGTGTTTAACCGCGGCGTTAGATAACATAAATTCACCGTCACTAGCCATAACAGGTATTAAATCATCTTTAGGACCTCCTGGACCTTCGATATCCCCACCGTCTAACATAGGTGTAAACATAGGTCTATCTAAAACCCCACCGTCTTTAAAACCTCTACTACCCGCAAAAGCAGTACCGTCTATTGGTCGTATATTTCTTAAATAATCTCGTTTTGCACCTAAACCACCTGTCGGTAGTGTTTGTGTTCTTTGTATACTAACTCTACGAGCAGGCTCGTCATCCCCTAAAAGTTCACTAGCTAAACGTTTTCCTAATGCGGCACCTATTTGATTTATAGAACCTGCAAATAATTCTTGTGTTTGAGGTGAAAAACCACTCATAAAGCTATCGTAACGTTCTGTTAGTGTAGGATTTAAAGTAGCGTCTAAAGAAGCTAAACCAGTTTCCTTCATTAAATCACCATCTATTTGCATAGGCATAGGGCTAGTACTATCGTATAAAGTTACGTCTTTAGTTTGTTTAAAATCGATGTCAGGAATTAAATCCATAATACCTGTTTTTTCAGGTCCTTTTGCAAATAAACTTGTTTTAAATTCTTCTAATTGTTTAGCATCTAAATCTAACAAACCACGTTCTTCATCAATTTTAGCTAAAAGTTCTTTTAAATTTAATTCACCGCCGTTAGCAGCATTTAACGCTCCCCCAACATACATTCCTGCGATACCGAATTGATCTAGATCAGCAGGGTTTACTCCTACGCCTTGTAACATAGCTAAAATATCTTCTTCTCCTACAGGTTTAGCAGGATCATCATAAGTAAACTCTCCAAATTCTTGTACTTGACTACCTTCTACAGGAGTAATTTCTGCATCAGGTCCAGGAGTTAAACTAGGTGCAGTGCCTCCTCCAATGGAAATTGATTCAGGAGCGTCAGGTTTACCAGCAATTTTGCTAGTAATAACGTTTGTTGCTACTCCTACAGCTACTGCTGTTGCTATTCCTGCAAAGGACATTAAAACTGCTCCATAATTTTATCTATTTGTTTTATATCGAAACCTTTTAATTTAAGTTCTGTAAAATCATCAACGACTACTTCATTTACTACGTCATCTACACTAATACAATCTGTTCTATGTACAGTTATAAAAGTACATTGTTCATGAATATAGAGTGCTCTTTTAGTTCCTGCTTCTGTTATACCGTGATGTGGTGCTTTTATACGTTCTACGCCTTTATCACTAAATATTGAGGCTTCGCCTGATAAAATGAAATAAGGGTGGTTTTTGGCGTGTATTTTAGTTGTTACTAATAAACCTTTAGGCATAACAATTTTACGTATATATTGACCGTCTGCAAAATTATGGCTAACAGCTCCTTCAGTTTCTCCTGTTATTTGTAAATTTAATTCTTGATTGTTGTTTTCAATACAATGTTTAGCAACAGCTTCTTCAAACTGTTTTATTTTGTTTTGAAACTCTAGCTTGTTTTTCTTATAATCAAAAAACTCACACGCTTCTTGGTAAGTTAGTTCTGGAGTTTTAATTAAACTTAAACTCATTATTTCCTCTGCGTTTATTAACGTATTAGCGAGTTAAAGCCCGTCTCGTAAGCTGCAGTTCAATACTGACAGTTCGATTATACTTCATACAGTATATATTTTTAAAGGTTTTTCTTTGCCTTTTACTTTTATAGGTTTTAATGGTTTTAAATGATAACCACACCTACTTTCCGTATTTTCACCTATTAAAATATCTACTCCTGCATCTTTTGTACCTGATTCTAACCTAGCCGCAGTATTTACCGCATCACCAATAGCAGTATAATCAAATCGTGAAGAAGAACCCATATTACCGATTACTGCTTCTCCTGTGTTTACTCCTATGCCTATGGCTACTGCAGGAAGTCCTTCCGCTTGGAGTTCTATATTAAGTTCAGCCATATTTTGCCAAATATCTTTAGCACAATCTACCGCTATTTGTTCATGATGTAATATATCTAAAGGAGCATTAAATATAGCCATCATAGCATCACCAATATATTTATCAACCATACCACCGTGTTTTTGTACTGCGGCTTGTTGAGCAGTAAGAGCTTTATTCATAATATAAGTTACTTTTTCTGGGGTTACGGCTTCTGATAAAGCGGTAAAACCTCGTACATCAGTAAATAAAAAAGTAGCGTACCTTTTTTCACCACCTAATTTTAATAACTCAGGGTTCTTTTGTAGTTGTTTTACTTGTCTAGGGTCTAGATAATGTTCGAATTGTTTTTTAATTTCTAAACGTAATTTATATTGTTCACGGAAACGTAAATAAAAAGCAATCGTTCCTGTTATAAATTCACTAATTAAAGTCCACGTTGTATCTATTAATAGTCCTTGTTGTATGGCATAATATCCTCCGATAGCGGTGCTAGACATAATAGCACTAAAACAAAGAACCCCTGCAGTAACGCCTAAGTTGCTCAACACAACCCAAACTAAAAGCAGGGATATAACTAATATTAAAACTTCAACGGCTAAACTGTAGTCGGGGATAAATGGACTATTTTCTACCAATATTGATTCTGCTAGTGCTGCTTGTACT